CATTGGAAAGCATTAAAAATGGCCTCATTGTTAATACTAAATATGAAACTGGCTCTAAACTTTTTAATAGCCCTCACATAATTGTCTTCTCTAATATGTCGCCTGATGTATCGGCTATGAGTATGGATAGGTGGAAAATAATTTGTTTGGATTAGATCGGGATTTTAACAATAATCATTGATTATTATTAAATTTTTATGCTAGGTTTTTTCACAAGATGGACTTCCGCCCACGTCCTCCCCTATGGCGTCGCGCAAGAGCGCTATGACGCCAACGCTATGTCCCGCTAAGGCGGGCCATGACGCGGACGGGAAGGACAGGGTCGCCGCTCATTGGCGCGGGCCTAGGTAGGTGGATTGTTGTGAATGAATTAAGCATCGTAAAAATAAGGAGTTGCTACATAATTGAACGTGATTGCTCCAGCGGGTGGGACTAACGCCGACCCGATGGTAGTTGCGGAATGCATCATAAAATGACTGAAATCCTCACTAGTATTTGCTACATCACTTCTATAACGTAGGTGCTTACCTTTGCCAAAAGTCATAGTGTAATTGAAAAACACATAACTATCAGCAAGGCCTTCGGCATTCGTTGCAGGAGCAGGAATGAAATCACTAGAGACGCTTCGTTTATAATCCTTACGGACTACGAATGCATCTTTATTAAGAGGGGTCATATAATCACCAACTGACCCCAAATATCCGTTAGATGGTTCTAAAATTAGGCCATAAGCAGCAGAAATAGTCCCTGTGGTAATTGTTGCCGCATCATTGATATTACGTTGGCGAACAATCATGTTGCGTATTAAATAACGACTACCAAGAGCAGACCCTGAAGGCAGGGTCATTTTGTAATAACCACGAATAACAATCTTTTTTAAAGTAATCTGATTTCCAATCCTTTGATTTTCACCAGTGCCTTGTGATATTTGTGCCATAATTGGCAGAGTGTTGGTGGTGCGAGTTAATGCAGTGATGTCAGGACGAACATCAGCGATATTACCCGCTAAAGGAGTACCACACTTTAGTTCTCTTTGCTTATTGAGAACTTGCAACACACGGCTTGGAAACGACACTTTAGCCCTTTTAGGACCTCTACGAACGCGTTTGCGAATTTTACGAAAACCCTTCGCCATTTTATATTATAGGTTTAGAAATATTTTTTTCCTAAATAAACGCATTTCAAAACTACTTAAAGAGATTTTCTTCCTATATTATACAATGTCTGAACCCGATTTAGAGATATTAGAGACGGGAGAAGGGGGTAATACTATTATCCCTTCTCCCTCTATCCCCAAGCAATCTCTGCAGTATATCCATCACACTTTTACTTGGAATAACTATGAACCTGAAGACATAGAGACATTATTGTCATTATTCAACCACATTGCTTACGACTTCGTATTTCAACAAGAATGTGGAACCAACGAAACGCCACACTTACAAGGCGTTGTATCATTAAAAAAAAGAATGAGATGGAGTGAATTTGGACTACCTAAAGATATTCACTGGGAAAAAGTAGCACACGTGCCAAGGTGTTATGAATATTGTTCCCGACCCAGCAAACGAGCAGGCGCTTGTTGGTCGTTGAAATGGCCCATTCCAGCAAAGTTAGAAATTCTTGCAGAAGGAAACTTTTACGAATGGCAACGAAACGTTATAAAATTCATTAAAACCAAACCAGACAATAGAACCATATTATGGCTATGGAGTGCAAAAGGAGACATTGGCAAATCTACGTTTTGCAAATATCTCGTATATACCTATAACGCAATCTTATGCGGTAAAGGTCAATATAGCGACATTATGAATATAATGTTTAAAGCCAACATGGATAAGACCAACCTCGTTGTGTTTGACTTACCCCGTAATAACGGAAATAAAATTTCCTATTCCACATTGGAAAGCATTAAAAATGGCCTCATTGTTAATACTAAATATGAAACTGGCTCTAAACTTTTTAATAGCCCTCACATAATTGTCTTCTCTAATATGTCGCCTGATGTATCGGCTATGAGTA